TTAGCTAAATCGTTTCCATCATATGCAATAAACTTAACCGACTCGCCACCTACCATACCACTCGGAGTTTCGGTCGCACTAGCAGCCGGATTTTTCGGGCTAGCGCTAAATAAAATAGCTCCTGGCTTGATTGCATTTACCGCCGCGGTTACTTTATCATTTACCGTTCCAATTGTACCAACAGCTAAATATAAGTTGGTAAAACCTGGTAGTTGGATAACACGCGTGCGGCCTCTTTCGGCTCCATACGCCCCAATCGCCGGATTAAGTGTAGTTGCAAATATCACCGTTTTGGCGTCTTTTGGGGCTAACGTAAACGGACTTGCTGTATCAGTAAAAAATCCTTCAATTTGCGTTGGATTTTTATATGGCAACGTAGTTACCTGTTCAATCAATTTACGGATTGCTGCTGCTTCTTCGGCTGCAATATTTTTTGATCGGAATCTTAACATGTTTTCTGCCAAGATGTTTTTTCTGTTTATCATATTATTAAAATCTTTTAATTTTTATATATAAATATAAGATCTATAAAAAACAGGTATGTTAATTGTTCTCATCTGTTTTATATTAAACATGTTGTTTTTTATAAAAGTTTTAATTTATACTACAAATGTACTAACTGTTTTCTGTTTTGTCAAGTTTTTTTGCAACTTTTTTTAAAATACTGGTGCAACTGTTTGTAACGCAGATTTTAAAATGTTATATTGGTTAGCTGGAATTTTATATATTTCCATTGTTTCGAGACCATAATTGTCAGTTTTAAAGTTACCTAACCCAGCTTTATTTAACAGTTGTACTATTTGTTGAATATCACCAGTTACGGTTAAATTATAAGAACCATCTTTTTCAATCAATAATCCCATACCAGTTTTAGCACCTTTAGTTTTGTGTGAACCCCAATTTAGTGTTTCATTATAGTTACCGGTATAATCTGTGAAAGATAATACTTTACCATTTGTTTTTTGACATAAACTCTTCAATACTAACCATTCTTTATTTGCAAATGGTGATTTTTGTGGCGATATATCAGTTTTTGCCGATTGTTCAGCCAAACCTTGTATTTTTTCTACTGCAGACTCCGTTAAATTTTTAATTCGAAATCTAAGCATATTTTCTGCCAAAATATTTTTCATATTATTAAAATCGTTTAATTTTTATATATAAATATCTGATAATAAAAAAAACTATATATTTGGATTATGCAATAATATTTCATATATTCAAGAAAAATAAATACTATGATTAGATTTGGATATGCATGCAATAACATGACATTAGGTGTTCAAGGTATCCGTACCGGTCGCACCATGATTGACCGTAAATTCAAGGCCGGTGGTATGCCGTTAGCCTCACAGATATCTTTGCAGAACGCCAAAGACTTGCTTCCTATTCTAAAATGGAACGAACGACATGACATTCGGTTGTTTCGTATAGGTAGTGAACTGTTTCCTCGCTGGAATCATTATGAGATCAAGGATTTACCTGACTATGATGAAATTTGTCAAGTATTACAAGAAGCTGGTGATTTTGCTCGAGCGCATGGACATCGTGTTACTACACATCCTGGTCCGTTCCATATACTAGGTAGCCCTAATGAAGAAATAGTTGCAAACAGCATTATAGGATTAGAACGACATTCTGAAATGTTTGATATGCTTGGTTATGCTCCTAGTTTTGAAAACAAGATCAATATTCATATTGGTGCCACATATGGTGATAAAACATCTACGATTGCTAGATGGATTAAAAATTATTACGTTTTATCGGAGGCATGCAGATCTAGACTTGTTATTGAAAATGATGATAAGGCTTCCATGTATTCTGTGCGAGACTTATATGAGACGGTGCACAGTGTTACCGATATTCCTATTACGTTTGACTATTGGCATCATACATTTAATACTGGTGATTTATCCGAACAAGAAGCATTCTTCATGGCGCGTAGCACTTGGCAGAAACATGGTGTTACTCAATGCACTCATTACTCAGAATCCCGTCGACATGAATATCAACGTCTTATCGAAGGCATTTGTGAACGCAATGGTATTGCATTGTATGATTTGCCAAAATGGCCTAGTTTTGCGAAACAATACAAGGAATTCAGCAAGATCAAAGAGCAAGCCCATGCAGATTACATTACTTGTTTACCTGACACATATGGTGTTGTAGATTTGGATGTTGTTGTTGAAGCTAAGGCTAAAGAATTGGCTATATTAAACGTCGGATTTGATCAATGGGCTAATAAAAATCACGCCACGATTTTACAAGATTGATATTTATATATAATAATAATAATTAAAATAGGTTTATAATGGCATTTTATCGTTACAAAACAACAGTTACAGACAGTCTCGAAGAGGCATATGATATCGTAAAAAACGTAGGTCGTATGTTGCAAGAAGGAAAAATTGACAAAGAGTCAACATTGAGCAATTTAGCTAAAGCGTTAAAAAAAATCGAAACAGCTAAGTATTATGTTGATCGCGAATAATTAAAAAAAGGATAAATTATGTTAAATGTAATTAATGCACCATGGTTTCGGTCTGCAGTACTAGGCGTAGTTGGAGTAGCTTTAATCATTAAAGGCGCCCCGTTTTATGCTGGTATCGCATGCGGCATCGGATTTCGTGAATTGTTATTGCAATTTAAAGTAGATTAGTCTAATCCAGCATGACGCGAACATTTCCATACATGGTGTTGTTAACTTCGTTATCATTAGCTGCTACCGCCGCATATTATAGTGTGTTTGGACTAAGTAAATTGTTTTCGGCACAAGCGTATGCCGTGATTATTATGGCATCGATACTAGAATCGGCGAAATTAATCACGGCATCGTATTTGCATAGATTTTGGAAACAAATTAGTGTGTTAATGAAAATATATCTAACATCAGCAGTAGTTGTGTTGATGCTGATAACGTCGTTAGGCATATATGGATTCCTAGTATCAGCATATCAAGAAACTGCATATGAGCTCGAAAATGTACAACAAGAAGTTGGTATATTACAATTAAAGCAAGATCGTTTCAGGGAACAACTAACTGATATACAAGATGAAAATGCATCACTAAATAAAAATATTTCAGAATTAACTATTGGGCTGTCTAACAACGTTATACAATATACTAATGGCGACGGTCAACTTATTACGACTACTAGTTCGTCTACTAGAACAGCATTGCAAGAACAACTACAAGAATCGAAGACTAGGCGGGATATACTTGCTATCAAGGAAATTGCACTAATGGATTCAGTTAGTTCTATTGATATTAAAATGTTAAAATTACAAACCGAATCTGATGCAGCTGCAGAGATCGGCCCATTAAAATATGTTGCAAAACAATCCGACCGAGATACAGACAGTGTAGTTAATTGGTTTATATTATTGTTTATATTTGTTTTTGATCCATTGGCTATCGTGTTGCTTGTTGGGGCAACCCATGCATTTAAAAATTCAAGACCTAACCACAATACAGATGTTGAAATAAAGCAAGACCTTAAATTGGATACAATAACAGACCAGATATCCGAACAGGTAACGCAGAAAAAAATAAATATTGAACAAGTACCTAACCAAAATGATATCGAGCGTAAGACCGCCGTTAAAAATGAAATTGAGGTACCAGCCCACATACCCAATAAAAAACGAAAAATCCTAAAATCAGAATAATATGAAAACGTTAACGAAATCAACGCATAGTAAACTACAATGTAAATATTGTGAAACATGGGTTGAAAAATCATATGTAACATCCGTTTCAATTGTATGTTCTAGTTGTGTTAGCAAATTAGTAGATGGCAAACATTTGGAATTACGAAAATAATTTATTATTTTAATATTAAAATAGTTATAAATGTTAATAGCAGAGAAAATTAAATCAAACTGGGAAGAATACAGAAATAGAGTAAATACTTTATTTGATTCTAGATCGGCGCAGTTAAATCAAATGTATGATGAATTTGAAGACCGCCTAGTATTAATGCCAGCATCCTCGATGGCGCATTTTCATAACGCATTTGCCGGTGGCTATATAGACCATGTACTTCGAGTAATGGATTGTACTAAAATGTTGTATGATACATGGCAAATGGCCGGTGCTGATATGTCAGGTTATACTGAAGAAGAATTAATGTTTGCTGCAATGCATCATGATTTGGGTAAGGTAGGATTTCCAGGTGATGGTAATGAAGTGTATCAGGTAGAAACTTCGGATTGGCATCGAAAGAATATGGGAAGGGTGTACAAACACAATGAAAACATTCCTTTTACTATGGTACCAGATCTTTCTATATGGTTATTGCAAAATTATAAAATAGAAATGTCTTGGAACGAATACCAATCTATTAAAATCCACGATGGTATGTATGATGATTCAAATAAACCATATTTTGTAGCAAGATCAGAAAAGGCTAAATTAAAAACAAACATGGCGATTATTTTGCATCACGGCGATCATATGGCGGCTCAGATAGAATATGAGTGTTGGCGAAACCACAAAGCAGGGACACCTAATCCTGTTACAGTGAAGGGTAAATTAACTAAAACAAATGGATTAAAAAACTTAGCAGAAAATAACCCAGGTATCGAAAAATCAATTAACGATATATTTGCATCATTTAACGAAGAATAGATCACGACCATGTTAATAACTTTTATAACAATTAGCACAGTATTATTAATTGGCTGTATATATTTTATGGGCCGGGCATATATACTAGCCGGGGCAGTAACCGATTTACTAGATTATTATGACGACGCCATTGAACAAAACAAATTTATGTATCGGCAAATTAAAAGTTCATATGATCATATGAAACAAATCGATCGGCTTGGGGCATTTGAAAAAGATGATGAAGCTGGTACTACATTTAATTTATTAAAAGAAACTTTAGAAAATTTAAAAGAAATATATGATGGGTCGGAAGAAGAAAACCAGTAATCGATATTGGACAAAAATTACAGAATGTGCAATACAAGCATATAATCAACTAGACGAGTCTCCGGTAAAACGAGAAAAGATATACCGACGATTCTTGTTCACCCCATTAATGAAAATGGCTGAAAATCGTATAAATCAAATGAAGCCAGATTATATCGATAAAACGTTTATTGATTTACAGACAGATCTTGTTACATATCTAACTGAACGGCTGCCTAAAATAAAAACAGCTAAAGGAAAAGGGTTTTCATATTTTACTAGAACTTCATGGAATTATTTAATTGCTGAAAATTCTGCAGAATATAAAAAACTAAAAAGAAAAACAACTGAATTTGATTTGGATGAAGATCGCAACATAATGTCAGAAATCCACAATTTTGAAATGCAAGATAACATTAAACAATTCATGGATACATATATAAAATATTGTTATAACAATTTAAATTATATATTTTCTAATTCAATTGATATACATGTAGCTGATTGTATTTTACATTTTTTCGAAGATCGTATCAATATCGAAGAATACAATAAAAAATCATTGTATATATTAATTCGAGAACGAGCTGGCCTAGATCCGTCTAAAACAAATAATTTAACGCGTGTTATGAAAGTGTTAAAACGTATATATGAAGAAAAATTCGAAGAGTATAAAGAAAGCGAATTTGTAAAATTGCCTTTTTAATATTTATTAATAAAGGTTTTTGGCATGGATAAAGATGACAATATATTTAAAAGTACTACATTTTCGGATATAATGTCCGATATATATCATAATTCTAAAAAGAAAGATCGTCAGATATCTAAACTTATAGAACAATTACAGCCATTAATTCGCAATTCATCAGATGCTACGATTATTGTGCCTTTGATCAAAGAATATATGGATGTATCAGTTAAAAACGATGATCATTTAATTAAATTAGCTGCGATAATTCAGAGATATATATCTACAAAACAAACAATTGCGGGTGTTGATAGTTTTATGTCAGATGAAGAAAAGAAACAATTGTTAGCCATCGCCGAAGAAACTTATGAAAATGAATTAAGCGATGAACTAAAACAGATCCAACAAGAAGAATATGATCTTAACAAGACAATTGCAGCAGCGAAGGACAAGCTAAATGATAACCGAAGTTAAGTTAGCAGAAGTAATAGATATTAATACCGATACTAACATTATCGTTGTTAGAACTATTTCAGATAACATCCCGCGCACATATGATTCAGTACGTCCTATAGATTTAAATCTGCTTAAAGTTCCAGTAATAGGTGAACATGTTACTATAATTAAAGGATTACGACAAGAATCGAATTTAGATGTACGTAGGTATGATTGGTATTATGCAACAACGTATTCTATTCAATCAAACATAAATAATAATCTACTGCCGGGCGTAACAGCTATGGCAAATGTACCAGTAACATTTAATGATACTCAAGTAGATAGTTTGCAGTTGTATAGTGGAGATATTG